CGACAAGCCGGCATCTCCTATATAACCGAATTCCAGCAAAAGAGCGGCGATGCCACCACCACGCTCGGCAACACACTGATCACACTGCTAACGTGTAGCTACATCTTTCGTGATCGTCATATACCCTTTTTCTTCGCCCTTGGTGACGACTCCCTTATCCGCATCTACGGTCCCGCCGCCACCACCACCGATGCCGTATTGTTTGGGTTGACGTTTAACATCGAGGCGAAGTTAATTACCGCCGATCACGGCTACTTCTGCGGGCACTTCCTCGTTCCGCACGACGGGTCTTATCTCCTCTTGCCCGACCCTTTAAAACGCATCGACAAACTCGCGACCTTCGACATAACCGACGAGGAGAAGATCCGAGAAAACTTCGCGTCGTTTCGCGATCAGTGCTCACGACTTTGTAACGACTCCGTCAACCGGGCTCTGTCTCGGATGGTCGCGAACCGTTACCACACAACGCACGACTACACAAACGCCATCTCCACCCTGGGCACACTAGCCACCGATTACTATCTCTACCGAAAGATCTTCCGCCGCGTCGCCGACTGGTCGAAACACGACGCCATCTATGTCCTTCGGAATTACTACCAGTCCCCCGGCGCCAACGGTGTCATTTTTAGCACCGACCGCACTGCCGATACCGTCGTCGTCACGTCCCTGCACCAATTACTCGACAGCGCAGCCATTGGGCTGTCCGTCGAAGTGCCGTGGCCCCTTTTTAAAACGCTACCGATCTATGTTCGGTCTATTCGGAAGGACTACTGCCTCACCGTCGACTCTTGCTGCGACGCGGCAGACATCTGCGTCGTCACAGACACCCTCGCAATACCCGCGCTACGTCCGCGCGACGCCGAAATTGTCCGAGCCGCAGGCGGAGCACCGACCCGTATCGGGTCCGTTTTTGTCCTCGCTGCCAGAAACACATCGCCACGGGCCGTCCATCGGGCGATTCGGTACCTGCGGGGTTACGACTTATCCGGAAGACGCGTCGTCCTCTCCGGCTTCCCGTCAACCTTCGACACCGAATTCACCGCCGCATTCCGCGGGGTCAACGCCCGCGTCTCCTCCGCGTATTCGGGTTCCCTCGACACCCTCGTTCGGCAACTCACTGCGACGCCGTTTCGCCACCGCTAG